GAAAGGAATGCACCTATAATAATCTCTTTAATATAAATAGGCAAAAGTGAAATTATTAAATAAGCATATACCGGCAGACAATACTCGCAACCAAATGGCTTCTTTTTTAAATACTTATTCCAGCTTGGAACTTGGTAGATTTCAAACCATACTACCATTAAAATCAAAGTTGCTATGATATTTTGTAGCATATAGGAGTAAATTTGTTTTCTTTATTTTCTTGTATTTTTTTAAATACCTTATCAAGCTCATCGAGTATTTGATCAATGTCCCATTCTTTAGGAATGTCTATTTCGCATTCTATAGTAAACTTGATTTTCTCATTAAATAAGTCACTCATTTTGGCTTTTCTTTTGATTTTATTAATAGTATCATAAATACTTCTAACAGGAATTCCCGTATCATTGCTTAACTTTTTAGCCTTGCAATTATATTGTATATAGTATTTAAGTAGATTTTTTTCATAGAATGGCAAATTATCGTGGAAATCTTCAACTTTTTCATATTTTTCTTCCATTATATCATTATCACTAACTGTTTCTGGTAAATTTGGTACTTCTTCAAAAACTTTTCTATATTTATTATAAAATCCGCTATCATTAGATTTTATCATATTTAAAATTGTCCTTATAACATAAAATTTAAGATATCCATCATTATGCATTTGCATCAACCTCTCTTCAGATAAATTGCATAATACCAACATCGTTTCAGATAACAAATCTTCTCTTAAATGTTCTGGATTCATTTTAGAGATTACATCTTTTAATTCTTTTAAATTATAAAGGTCAGTTATTATCTGTTGCCTCATCTTCGTGTATCATTGACAAAATTAAAGAATATGTTATAAGGTCTTGTAAGCTATCTTTCATACTCTCGTTTCTTGCATCTTTGCCAATTAAATTGACAATTCTTGATATTTTAATTCCTATTTGATTAAGACAAACCTGGAATGCAGTAGTACCACATAACATTCCGGTTTCCTTAAAATTGCTTAATCTATCTTCGTTTGCATAGTCATCACCTTTGCTTTCCAAAAGGTCTAATATATCCTTGAATATATCTCTTGCAAATTGTAATTGCTCTTGCTTATTCATTAGAAAGGTAAATCTTCTTTTTTAGTTGCAACCTCTATTTTGCCATTTGTCCAAGCTACCTTACCATTACCAACATAAACTTTCTTTTCTTTTGCTTCTCTTTGCTCTTTACTTTGTTGTAAAGTTATAGCAACATTATTGCCATATTTATCTTGCTCATCATTAATAGATGCGGTATAGTACTTATATGTACCATCTTCTTGCTTTAGGCTGAAATTAATTAGTGCGCTCATTTTTTTGTTCTTTTATTAGTTGTTCGGAATATTCCTCAAGTTTTGCTCTGTTCTCTTCATTTAAAATTACATAGTTGTTAGCCATACTATCAATCGCTCCAGCATTTGCTAAATCATTCTCATACATTTTTTTAAAATCTTCATGAGTTATTTTCATTAGTAAGTCTCTATTGATCCAATCTAATCTACCAGTATAACCTTTTAAAGTTTGTTTAGCTCCGTAAGTCGCCCCGGTTTCTGTAATTATGAAATCAAAGTAATCTCTACTCAATTTAGCATAAAGTAAAGCCTTTGCAAAATAAAAAGCATCTGTTGTTTTCGCTGCCATAATGTAAAATTAACGGTTTTTGTTAAAAAAATATTGTTTGTATTAAATAGTTATTCACAATTTGTAATAATTGTTAATAGTTTGCATAAACTCATCTAAATTCCAGCATACTGCACATAAGTAGCCTTTTTTAGTTAGATAAGCCATTATTTTCTTTTGGGCTTCACTTGGTTTATTATATCCATATTTCATTTCAATATAAAGTCCATGATATTCGCCCATTGGAGTTGGAATAAATAAGTCCGGAACGCCACTTACTACTCCTTCTGCTTTTAATCGTTTTGCAGTACTGAAATGCCTAAACCCGCCGTTCGGGATGCTGTATATAAGCTCTCTTGGGTATTGTAGTTTAAACCAGTTGATACAGTTTACTTGTAATTGATGCTCAGACATTAATTTTAATACAGTTTATATTTGCTTTATTCAAGAGTTTTATGCCATCTGTATCTCTATATTCTTCTTTATAAAAAACTTCTTTAATTCCAGATTGAATTATAAGTTTTGAGCATTCCATACAAGGGGATAAGGTTACATATAAACTTGATCCATCTGAACTCTCATTAGATCTTGCACATTTAGTTATGCAATTGCTTTCAGCATGTATAACTTCTTTTTTTGTTATACCATTTTCTTCACAAGTATTATCAAAACCAGAAGGCGTACCATTGTAGCCAATGCTTATTATACGATTATTTTTAACAAGCACAGCACCAACTTTTTTCCTTTCAGCTTTTGAATGTTTAGAAATTGTTTCTGCTATTTCAATATATGTATTATGCCAATTCATTCTTAACAAATGTTCCGTTAATCATTGATCCATTTCTTTTTGATATAATATTATAAGCACTATTTATGCAATCTTCAATATTATACCCTTTTAATGCAGCTAAATTAGTTAATACCACTACGCAATCGCCAATAGCATCAATAAATTCTTCTTCATCATTTTTTAAAATTGATTTTGATAATTCGCCAGCTTCCTCAAATAATTTAATACATTGAGTTTTTGGATCACCATTATCTATTATCCCTTTGCTTTTTGCCCAATCTCTTATAGATTGAAATTCATTTTTTAGTTCCATTAGTTGTTCATTTTAGCTTTTATAAATTTTGTATAATTATAATTATTCAATATTACATTATTATAATGAAAATTATCAATATTATCTTTTATAGTTAGTGTTGGGTATTTATTAGCGTTTAAATCAATACATTCTTTGGCTTGATTATAATGGTCCTCATATAAATGTAAATTTGAAACATAATATGACAAATAAGATTTTTTTATATTTAACTCATTGCAAATAAGCTTTGTTAAAATAGCATAAGAAGCGATATCAAATGGCAGTCCTAAAAAAGCATCTGCACTTCTTTGATATACCGAAGTATATAATTTATTATTTACAATATTAAATTGAAACAATATATGGCATGAAGGCAAACAAGCTAATTCTAATTCAGCAGGATTCCAAGCTGTAACAACTGCCCTTCTTGAGCTTTTATCGCTTTTTAAAATATTAATAGCATTTCTTAATTGGTCTATTTCATTATTCCATGATCGCCATTGTATTCCATAATTTCTTCCAATGCCGTCCATATTTGCATCGTCAATATTTTTATCCCAAATAAAAACACCAATATCATTCAAGGCTTTCTTTTTTTCAATTTTATTCAAAAAACAATAAAGCTCTTTTGACACTTGATTAATATTTAACTTTTTTGAAGTAGTAGCTGGGAATTTTGACAAATTAAATGTTTTATGCCAACCAATAAATACACGAGCCTTTCCAGCTCGTGTATCTTGTAATTCACATTTAATTAATTTTTGTAGTACTACTTGCAACCAATCTTTTTTCATAAAAATACCATTTAATTGATTTTACATTAATTGTAGGATTTTCTTGTTTAATTAAGTTAACAATTTCGTTAACTTTTAGATTTTGAGCTTTTAGCTCTTTTACTCTGCTTTTTAGTGATTGTTTTTTCATTGTTCTTGTTTTTATGGTTAAATAAAGCGGTTATATATGCGATCATATCTAAATAAGTATCCTCTTTGTGATTATAAGCCATTCTGGACAATTTAAGAGCTATTAATACTTTATATATATCTTCAGTATTTAAGTCTTTATTGCACAACTGAGATGCTATTGTGGCTGTTTTAAATAAAGAGTCATCAAAAGGTCCATATTGCCTTTCTTTTTCTTCTTTTCTTTTGTATACAATGTTGTTTGCTTTTTCTAAAATGTTCATAGTTTTAAATTTATGTAAATATACTTGTTTTTATTTAAAATTGCTTGTTTTTAATTACTTTTTAAAATAATTTTTAAAATTAGCTTCCCATTCAGCTCTTTTCTCTGCCACTCTTTGCGATTTATTGTCTGTTTCTGGCTTGTTTGCTACCTGGTTGATACATTCTATTAGTTTATCAAAATAACCATCTATAACCGGTATATCTTCGCTTACTTCGTTTATTTCTCTATCCTTTTGTATCTTAAATTGCTCGTTAGCATAATCGCACTCGGCTGCATAAGTATTAACCCATTTCATAAAAGCAATTGGACTTAATTTACCATATATATCTCCAAAAGTTCCAGTTTTAGCCTTTACATAAAAGAGCTTCCACTGTTCTGCAGTTAGATTGGCATAGTTATTGCAAATAAGCTCAACAACATCTTGCTTTTGAGCATTATTCCATTCGCAACCTATATAGTTTAAAAAGTTGCTTAATTGAGCAGCTACTCCGGAATAAATCTTTTCTACTCCTAATTCTTTTGATAATTGGACTAAAGTTTTTGTGTGACTAAAATCAGCCGGTGCATGATTAACCGAAATACTTTGCTGTTTCCTCATCAAGCTCAATTCTTTGTCCTTCTTGTTTTGTTCCATAGTTGATAATTTTATTGAATTGTGAATTTATATTTTTAAGTAAAAAGTTTTCTTTTAACCATTTGTCTTTAGTTGCATAATCTAAAACTTTATAAAAACTTGCTTTTATTGTTTCTGCTTTAGTTTCTAAATTCCTTTGGTTGCATAAAAATATGATTTTATTTTCAATTTCTTTAATCATCTTTCCATCTACTGCTTGGAATGTCGGTTTGAAGTTAAACATTGATTGGTAAAAATTAAAATAAACCTCAACCATTAAATCATAGTTAGCAGATTTATCTGCAATATTTTCTTTACTTTTCTTTTCTTTAGTTTCCTTTAGTTTACTTTCCTTTACTTTACTTGCATTACCAACGCAATGCTCTTGCAATGCATTTGCATCTGCATTTGCATCTTTAACTCCTTGCCATCTCTTTTGAGCAGCTAATCGTGCATTATTTGACTTCTCTAAATAAGGTTGTAAATAATACACCTGCTTGATAGAAAAGAAGTTATTGCACTCATCTATTTGAAATAAATCATACTTTTTAAGTACTACCTCAACTTTAGCAAGTGAAGTACCAAATTCATCAGCAAGTAGGTCAATATCCGAAATAGGATACCTAAAATCTTGTTGTTCTCTTAATACCTCAAGAAGCATAAAATAAATACCATAACCCTCTATTCCAAGCTCTTTTGTTACTCGTTTGATCTTCCTATCGTGTCTTGCATTAGCAAAGTGTGGGAAGTAAAATGCATCTTTTTTCATAAAATAAAAAACCCTTGTAGTAAGGAATACAAGGGCTGGTTTATAAAACCTAATAGAAAATATTTAACTCCTTACTTTTAAATATTCCCTTTTATATAAATAGTAGTTCTTTAGAAATTACCGGCAGCTTTTACACTACCGGTAAATCAACTATGAACATACAAATTTAAACTAAATGGCTGACAAAAATTTTTTATTTACTGAAAATTTTTCTTTTTTGCCTTGAACAATATAAACTTCTCCATGTTCTGCTATTAATTCTACTATCTCATCTTTAGCACCATATACCTTAAATGATTTTTTATCTATCATTCTATTGCTTTTTATATCTTCAAGAAGTTTAAATTTCACAGCGCTTTTCTCATTTTAGTTGCTACTTGCATTATTGACTTGGCTCTTAATTCTAAAGATTTAATATACTTCATTACTTTGAGCTGGTCCTTTTCTATCCAATATCCCTCCCAATCTGCTGCCAAGTTTTTAACTATCCCCTCTGTACGAAGATAGTTTATTATTTTACGCATTTGGATTTGGCTCAAGTGAATAGAATGCTCTTGCATCATTAAAGCTCTCAAGTCATTGTTAGTTATTTTTTTATTTGACTTGATAAATTTAGCTACTTTTTTAGCTACGGAGATTTCATAGTGTGTCATAGTTTATTTGTTTTTAAAGGTTCATAATATCATTTTGAATAAACAAGGCGAATTTAGTTTTAAATTTCCCTTCTGGGCAAATATTAAATGCCCATTTTAATAATAAAGATGTAATCCATTTTTTAATTTCTTGTGTCATAGTTTTTTATTTTAGTGAAAGTGAAGCTGGTTGTAAGATTAATTTATTAGGAATTGCATCTCCAAGATTATACCATTTGCAGAATTTAGCGTCATCAAAATATTCAATACCATCTTTAGTATAGCTTGGTATTTCGTGAACTCGTTTATAAATGACTGCTTTAGGATCATAGGTAAACATATGTATTTCCCTTAAACCATCGTTAAAAACGAAATCAATAATGCTATCGCTATATTTAATTATCATTTGAGTTGCATAGCTTTCACGATTATATCTCGTATTGTGTACTTTGCTTTTGACTAATCTGCCATCTACATAGATATGCATTGTTCCCACTGGAGGAGTTATTTTATAATTACCCATTGATTATATTTAAAATGTTATTTACATAGATTGTAGCAAGTTCTACCTTTTCAATTAGCTTCTCGCAGAAATCATTATCTCTTTCAATATGCACTATCTTAAGCATATTTATTCTCGGATCATAAGCAACCCAATTAGCCCAATTTGTGTTTGTGCATACCATATTAAACTGTACTTGAGCATAATAATTCTTATTATATGCAAGTAAATCAGCTCCGGTATTAAATAATAGGTAGTCAATCATGGTTTCTCCGGTATATGGGCATTTAACCTCTAATACTCCTTGACCTTTGTCGCTTTCAATCAATCCATCTGGACTGCCACCGGCTCTTTCGCCAAACTCAAAGAATTTAGGATTTGCACCACCCAAGTTTTCTACTTTATAACCGGTTTGAGCTTCGTAAACTAATATAGCTTCGTTCTCTAAAGATTTCCCCCATTCAAGTGCATTCATTGGAGCTAATTGCTTAACTTCTCCACTTAAGATTTCATGTATTTTTCTATGAATGTAGGTTTTAGCAGTTGCACCAAATACCTCATCTTTCTTTTTACTTTCAGTAAGTAAGTTTCCTATTTCGGAAGCAGTAAACTTTCCCAGTCTACTGCTCATCCAATTGTCTTGTTCAAACATTATTTTAAAGATTTTTTGCGATTAGTAAATAAAGTTTTTTCTGCATTACTCCAATCTTCTTTTGTAGAGTATAGCATTTGCAATTCTGTAATATCCTTACATTTAGCAAGTTTATTAACTAATTCAGCATCAATACCTACTGGCTCATCTTTGCCATGAGTGTTAGTAGCATCTGCATCTTTAGTGTCATCAATAAGGAATAAACCATTTAAGGCATATTTACGAGCGTAAGAAGATGATGCTCCGAAACTTTGTGCAATATCCATTCCTCTTTTATTAGGATCAATACCAGCACATGCAGTTACTTTATATGAAGATGAAGTTTCTAAATCAATTAATAGTGCTTCAGCTTCTACATAAATAATACCACCAATTTCTTTTATTTCATCGGACAAAGTTAAAGTACATTCATGCTTAGCTAATAATGGCTTAACTGCTTCAAGAATATCCTCGCAGTTTCTGTACTTGTAATTACCAAAGTTATTAAATTGGTTTTTTGGGGCTTTCAGTTCAAACTGAATTTTTGATAATTTGTTCATAGTTGTAGTTGGCTTTTATAACTCCTGCCAGAAGTTTTACAAAAATAAGTAAAGTTTTTTAATTAACAAAATTTGTTTATAAAATAATATCATCATAAAGGTCTTTTTGTGCTTCAATCTTCCTAATAGCATTAATAACAGTTGTATGATCTCGGTTGAATATAGCACCTACTTCTGTCAATGTAAAGCCGGTTTGATATAGTTTATACATTAAAACCATTCTCGGCAAAACTATTGTTCTTTTCCGGCTACCACTCATCATATCTTCGTAAGCTATTTTGTAGTCCTTGCATACTCCCATGATTGCAGTTTTAATAACCTGGTCTTTGTTAGCCTTTAGATTGTTTCTTAATTCTTTAATTTGAGCTTTAAGTTTAATTAACTCGTGGTTCTTCAATTTTAACTCCCTCGGTGTTGTCTGCATAATAAATGGATAGTTTTATATTTTCTTGTTTACATTTTAATTTCAAATCTACATAAAAATCGTGTAGCATATTGTCTATTTCTTCTGATTTTAGAGATGCTTCAAATATTGTAGCTATTTCCTCTAATCTTGATAATCTTCTATCCATGATAAGAGTTTTTATTGGTTTCTAATTCTTTGCAAATATATTCAATTAGCTCTTGGATACCATCTTCGCCAAGCAATTCATCTGGCTCAATTCCAAATATTTTAATATCTTCTACAATATAGTGTCCTTGAATACCAAGCTCTCTCTCGGCTGGTTGATAATAAGAAGTGAATGTTACCGGAAAACTTTTATAAGTTACTTCTGCCATAGTTGGTATATTTAAGTTTTGAAAAAATCGTTTTATTTCTGTTTGATTATGATTGTCATTCGGATATAGCTCCAGGCACTTTGTTCTTAATTCATCAAGTTTCTCTCCACTTGCAATTAAGTTACATATCTCTTGCTTTATTGCACTTATATGAGCAAAGGATTTCATCCATAAGTCATGATCTTCGCTATACATAAAAGTAAAGTCATGGTTTCTTAACATTTGAATAAGTTGTTCCATAGTTTTTATTTTTTAAGGTTACGATAAGCAGCTATTAATTTCATACAGTCCTCATACCAGTCATGGTTTCTATCGGAGTATGGTTTATTAGGCAATCTTAAGCTAAATATTGCTTGTTTATAAACCCATCTTCTATGTATAGGATTTATAATATCAGTATCTCTTAACATCATAATAAGCAACCAAGCTAAATATTTGTTAGTTGGTTTAGTTTCTACCATCCAGTTAGTTAAGTTCTCCATTATTTTTTGTTTTGAGCGTTTAAAAATACTGCAACAGTAAAGTAAGTCGCAGCTACCAAAAGAATACCAAGAATAATGTGGTCTTGTTGAATTAAGCCAAGTGAAATGGCAGTTGAAAGGATAGTTAATTTGTTCATAGTTTTTGTTTTAACCGCAGCACCATTGCCTTGGTAGAACAAAGATAAACAAACTATTTCAATAATTAACAAATTTTGTCAATTATTTTTTAAAGTTTTTCTAACTTATTGGTTTTTAATAACTTATTTAGTCATCAAAAAGCTCAAAATATGTTTCATTTACGAACTTTTCTACAATTCTTAAAGATTTGGCTTTGATATTGTCTATAACTTCCCTATCATCTTTAGTCATTACATTAAGCTGCTCCATTGTAGCAAGAGCATAACAGAATGTGTTTATGTATTCGGAAGCAGTAGTTTCATCTACCACCCATTGGATTTCCTCTTCCTCGTTGATTTGATCCTCTAATTCTTCAGCCATGACTAAAGTATTTCGCCTTTGAATATTCTTTTATTTTCTACTTTAAAATTGCCCTCTTTATCTACAATAACATGAGCAAACCCATGAGCGTAATTATTAGCAAATGGCACATAATCTGGATTTAACTCACATAAGCAGCCGGTACTCCAAGTAGTAGTAATATCTCCACTTAAATTTGTTTCAGTATGTTCGCTTACTTTGTGAACGTGGCCTATTAAAATACTTTGTTTGGCCTTTACATAAGCTCCACGAGCAGCATTTACCGGACTGAATGCACCTCTCATTAATAAATGTCCATGATGAATAAATAACTTTCCGGCCTTAACTAATTTAGTGTCCTCAATTAAACGTATTTTAAGCTCGTTTAGGCCAAGTATTGACTCCAATGAAGCATTTGCTATATCCAATAATTCTGGAGCTTTAGCCATCATCCAATGGTTGAAGCGAACATCGTGGTTGCCAAGCATCCAGTAAATATCTTGAGTAGGGAATGTTGCTCTTAATACTTGTAAGAAGTTTTTGCAAACATCAATCTCATAAGCCAAGCTCTTTTTTCTTGGATCTTTAAGGAAGCGACTAATTTGGTAGAAATCAATTAAGTCCCCATTTATTACAATGGTATTTACTTTCTTATCTCTTCCATAATTGAAAGCACAAGTTAAAGCCTGGATATCATGGTAAGGAACATGAATATCGGATATAACGAGAATATTGTTATTAGCCAAAGGAAGTTTTATAGGGATATTCTCTACTGCTTCGCTTTTAGGGAATTGGTATGGATTTTCTGGATTTAATGGCTCGGCAGATTTATTATTCGTTCTTGACTTTTCTCCAGCCTTACCAAGAGCTTTTAAGCATTGAGTATAGCACCCTTTCCAATCATTAAATAGATGTTTATTTTTATTATAAACTATTCTTGAGAATTGCCTTACCGGAGTATTGGGGAACTCTTGTCTTAATTCAATAATGATTTGTTTTTTTGTCATCGTAGTTGTTTGTTTTATGAAAAGTATAAGTTAGCTTCGGCTTCTCTTCTTCGTGTAAGTCCGTTTAAAACCTTTCCACCACCTTTGTTCCAACGCATAAATTGTGCTCTTATTTCTGGATCATTCGGATTAGCATTAACCAACTTAAGCAATGTTGAGCTTCTTAAATTACCTATTCCACAATTATATGCAAAGTCCGTAAGTGCATCTCTTTGATTTTGATTTACATTTGATTTTATAAGCTCGTTGGTTTGCTGAACAAATTTAATCAAGATAACATCTAACAATTCCTCTGCTCTTTGTTGGGTAATTTTATCTCCTGGCTTTACCTTTACTCCGTTCTCATAAAAAGTATTTCCGTAACCAATTGTATTATGCCCAGCAGAACATACATACGAAGTCAATTTGCAACCCTCAAAGTGCTTTACTAATTCTCTTAATTTGTTTGAAATTATCATTTTAATAGTTTTTTAAATACAAAAATTACTCCTATAAATATCATTAATAAAAAGCCAACCCATCTGCCTATTACGATTAGTTGTTTCTGCTTAATTATAACCTCATTAGCAGCCTTTAATTTGCCTTCCAATACAAATAGCTTGGCAGTATTTTCAAGCCTTATAATGCTATCCTTTTTGATTGTTTTAGTGATGGTTTGACCTGGAAGATATACATATC